TAGGCTGTGTTCACGTTGTAGTAATCTAAAATAACGTTGTTTAATTACACCTCCTTTAATCATTCGTTTCCTTGTTGTTCTTAACTGTTTAATTAACATATATTTACTTATTTTGTTTTATAAATCTCTTTTTCTGATTCAGATAGTTCGTTAAAAGTTGGCACTATATAACCCTGAATCATTTCTTCTTCACTAAGATAAGATTCATTTTTGTAACCTAAATCAACTGAATTAATATTTTCAACTTCCTTAGTTCTATTGTTTCTATGGTTATATATTTCAGCATCTACACTTGCTAAAATTTTATTATTGCAGTAGTTTCTGTGATTAATGAAATCTTTTCTAAGTTGTAAAATAATAGAGGGTGTAACATCTACACCCTTTTTAACTAACTCTAAAACCTCTTTCTTAACGTATTCGTTTACTTGGCTCATTACTTTACGTGTGTATAACATTCTCCTACTACTGGAGTAACACCAGTCTTATCTATGCTCATTTTAGTTTGATAACTACAGTCATTTACTGTTGATACTATTTTATAATCTACATAATCCATATCTTCAACTTCTACTACTCTATGACAATCGCAATCTTTTACTTCTTTCTTACAGCTTACTGTTAATGCTACTAATCCTAATACTAATACTAACTTTTTCATTTTACTTATTTATTTATTTATTAATTTACTATGCTTTATCTTCTAATCCCAATCACCTCCATGCCATTTTAAATCATCTATGTAATCAGCAATCTTATCCTTTATCCTATCTTTCATGTCTGTAGATAATAACCTTGTACTAAAATCAATATCGAAGTATTCCCAATCATCTCTATGTTCAGTAGGTATTTCAAAACTATCGTAACTTTCTGTAATAGTTACTTCATCTCTACTTACTTCTATTTCAATATCATCGTCTAACGTGTCGTTAAAATACACTGGATAAAGACTTAATTCGTCTGCACCATGTAATATTGCTAAATCTCTTGAATGGTATGCAACACCATCGTAAACCCATAACTTATCCATAATCTATCTTGTTTTAATTATTCATCTTCTTGTTCTTCTTCTTCGTAATCGTCATACATTTCATCTATGTATTCGTCTAACATTCTTTCAAAATGTCTATCTTCACTACTACCTCCGTAACAACCTGCCATATTATCTAGTTTTAATGTTTTTAGCTCGTTTAATGTACTCAATCTTATCTGTTGGGTCAATACCCTTAGCAGTCAATAATCTTGCGTATAAATCAAAATTAAAACTACCTTTTCCGTTTCTTGTAAAGTAGTCGTAACTACTTGCTAACATTTTGTCTTTAATCACTAACATATCTATTTGTTTTTGTTTATTACTTATTTAAAAGGGCTAATTAAAGCCCTAGTTTATTCTCTATTGAACAATATTCGTTAGCCCATAGCATTAAAATCATAGCTTTGTTTTTATTCCATTCATCTGCTGTAATTCCTAACTTTTTAGCCATTTCAATACAATCTTTAACAAAAGATTTATTATTAATTAAATCTCTTCTTCTTTTCATTTCTGTTTCAATTGTTACTGTTTTCATAATTTCTGTTTTTTTTGTTTGTTTGTATAGGACAAATATATGTATAATAATTATAATAATAACAATAATAATTAAAAATAATTTAAAATATTTTATAAGTGCTTGATTTTGAGCATAAAAAAACCCTCACTATTTTACTAGTAAGGGTCAAAACAATAAAATTATGTATGAAATCGGTGTAAAGATAGTTATTTATTGTATAACTCCCACTCTTTTAAACGTCTATTTTTTAAACCTTGTAAAACTTTTCCATTAGCTGTAATGTACTTTGTTAAAAACCAATCCTTAATCTTGTCTTTATTAGCTTCCATATTAACCAACTTAAACAAAGTTGTACTACCTCCAGTGTTATAAGTGTGAGATACTAAAGCATCAAATTCATTTTGCTTAACATCAACTTTTAATTTACTATTTACTATTCGTTCATATCTTACAATAAGGTCATCAAATAAATCTCTAGCTTGTTCTAGTGTTATAGTATCACCCATTTTAACTTTATCTCCATTTGGATAATATGTATTTCCAAATCCAATAGTAGGTACACCTGCACTACATTTGTAAGCTTTAAGTCTTACACCCTCAAACAACTTAATTAAGTCTTTGCCCTCTTCTGATATTTTCATTTTAATACAAATAATGTTAATACACCAACACTTATTAAGTGTGCTATTTTACTACGTTTTTTTCGCTTCTGAACGTCTTTCTTTAAATCAATAATACTATCTTTCAATTCGTCGTTTACTTTGTTCTGAACGTCTATAATAGTATCTAATTGACATATTAAAGTATCTTGCCATTTAATAGTATAATCTTGTTGCTGTATTACTGAATCTTGATAAGCTATTATTTTAACCGTATCGTTGTTTTCTTTAGCTATTATTATACTATCTCTATAAATCAAAATAGTGTCCTTAAAACGTTTTATTTTAGTCTTAAATACAATAGTATCTCTGTATAATGTATCTAGTCTTTTTTCTAACTTAGTTATGTAAATTACTTCAGTTGGTAAAGTTGGCTTTTTATGTAATACCAACCATGCTACAACTAACAACAATACACCTATTAATATTTTATCTAACTTCATTTTTTTAACTTTTCACTTATCGAATCAGTTACTTTAGTACCTAATGCAACACCTACCATAGTAACAAACACATCATATCTGAATCCTTCTTTGTATAAGTCGTAAATAATCATATACAATACTAACAACCATGCACTAAACATTGTTAAAGATGTTCTAGAATAACGTAATTTTTCGTTATCGTACTTCATCAAAGTGTCTTGAACTAACTTTTTTAAGATACGCTTCACTTCTTAATGTCTTTGAACAGTTGAACAAATGCTTCAGCGTTTGCTTTCATAGTTCTTTCTGCATGTCTGATTGCTCTAGATAGTTCTTCAAACTGTTTGTTAAACTGCTCAAATTTTAAGTCCATAATTCGTTCTAAATTCTCTATCTCTGATGGCATCTTTTCATTTAGGTTTTCTATCTTACCTTCTAGCTTCATAGTTCTATCGGATAGCTTCCAGTGTTCTTTCTCTAAGGACTTGTATCTAGAATAAACGTCTCTAAGGAAGTACCCTACCACACCTAATAATGATGTTACTATGTATTGGTAAGTTTCCATTCTATACTAATTCTTCTTCTGTCCAGTTAGCACCCTCACAAATAACTAGCATTTCTTCTCTAGTGTAAGTAGTGAAAGTATCTCCCTCAACTATAAAATACTGTCCATCTATTGAACGTCTTACTGTGTTTGCGTTTTGTAATCCTGTACATTGTGAAAAATCAAATGCATCTATTTCTGCTATTGGTCTTATATCGTATCCCATTTTTTTTTATTTTTAATTGTTAATATTGTAATCCTGAACCACTATTATATAGTTCTGTTACTTCTGATGGTGTTAAGACCCTATTCCATATACCTATCTCATCTAGTAAACCAGTAAAATAATTACTTATTCCGTTGTAAGTTCCTATGTAAGTGTTTGAAGCACCAGTTCCATCAGTCCAAGAGATAGAACCACTACCCGCAGAAGCTCCATTTTTATAAAACTCAACATTTCCAGCACCATCATAAGTTATTACGCAATGAATCCAAGTGTTTAAAGTCATAAAACCACTAGAGGAAAGTATAGACGTTACACCTTGATATGTAAAGCCTAAATTATTACCAGTTGTAACTATCATACAAGTTCCCATTCCTGCATTACCATTCTGAATAATAAATTTTTGACCAGATGTAGTTTTATAAACCCATGCACTATAAGAGTGGGCAGATGTTGGAGAAGAAAATGAGCTGCCTAAAGTTGGTGAAACTGATAAATAATCATTAACACCATCTAAGCTAAACCCTTGATTAATGATTCCTGTACCATAAGTAGCACCGTTAACTAAAGTACCGTTATAGTTACCTAAAGCATCGTTAGGTGTGTTATCAGCTGTGTAATAAGCTAATAGGTCGTTCCATAAAGGATTACCTGAAGCCTGTAATATATAAGGATTAATCAAAAACATATTACGCTCTATTACCTATTAATGTCACTTTTAAACCTGCTTCAGTTGCACCACCTGAAATAGCATCAATATCTATTGTAATCTCTGCATCGTCTGCTAATGCTGAATCTGATATTACCGCTGCTGTAGCTGCTGTTGTAGAAGTCTTTTCTGTAGCATCAATCGTTAATAATGTAGATAAGATTGAAACACCCCCCTCATTAATGTCTATTGTTGTAGTTCCTGAAGTTGTTCCTGCTGTGCTTAGTGATGCTCTAACCTCTGTTACTGTCATAGCAAAAGGCATTCTAAAAGTTAACTTTGCCGTTCCTGTTGTTAATGCTGTTGTTTCATCTGATACAGCTACTTGAATAACCTCCTGCATTACTTCAGCACCTGTTACATACTTTGAATCATATGAACTACCATTGTAATCAGATACTATTAGTAAATCGTTAGCTTCTAAATTAGCACCTTTTGCTGTTAATTGACTTATTTTCTTTGTTGCCATTTTTTATCTTTCGTATTTTGTTTGTCCAAACCAACTATTATCATAAGCTAAACCGAATCCTCCCCAGTTTACACTTAAATCTTCTGTTATTGCAGTACCATCTGCTTCATCTAATAGTAAGAAACTATCATTTTCATCTACTATATTATCACCATCATCTGACTGTTTGCCAAATCCAATTAGATTATATACCGCTTCTCCCCACATAATTAAATAACCTTTTTATTGTCTTTTTGTTGCATTAACTTAATTGCATACTCCTGCAATTTCTTAACGTCTTTAGCCTTCATTTTATACCTATCCCTCATAAATACCAGCCTCCTATATTTGTGTTACTAATCGGATAAACATCTGCTCCTGAATTAGTATGATATTCAGGAAAAGAACTTGAATTAAAACTCATATAATCTACGAATCTTTGTGAGTAGTTCTCTGCTGTTATCCTTTGCTTTTCAATTAAAAAATCTACTTCATTCTTTTGTACCGTTTCAGAACTTTCTGCTGTATGCTTAAATACTCCTTTGTTAGCTACTGTATAAGCACTAAAAGGCAAATACTCGACCATAGCCCAATGAATAAGCATTTGCTTAACATAGTTGTTTAACAAGTCTAAATAAACACCTGACAATGTACCTGATTCAATATCTGACTTTAACCTATTAAGTAAATCAGTACCTAAGTAGTTTTGAATGTGTATATCTTGAGCAATTTTGATAAATTGGATAAAGCGATCTGTGTCGACATTTCCGTCTAGTGGTGTGTACTTAACAATATCTGATCTTTCTATTAATAATACTTCTGCCATTATTTAACGTCTTTTGGTAAATTCTTGTTATTTGGGTGAAATCCCTTATTTGGTAAGTTGTTTTTAGGCACTCTAACTTGATAAGGGTTAGTAATCTTATACCCTCTTCTTGCAGCAGCAGCAGTTCCTACTTTTCTTGCATTTGGACTTGTAACATCAACATCACCACCCTCAACACTAGCAAAAGTCAATCTTTTAAAGTAATGTTTGCATCTTGGACCTCCACCGAAAAGAAACACGTTGTACGGCTCGTTATTATGTTCAAAACCCGGATTAACTGCCTTACTATTCATATTCTCTAAATCCTCTCTTCTGTATATTTTTTTAGCTTTCATCATAGCCTTACAAAAATCACGTTCAGGATTTGGATTCCCTGCATATTGATACCTAACTTTCCATTTTACACCTTTAATAGTTTTGTCTTGAAAACTTTTAGCTTTTGGTCTAGCAGTACCAGTAGAAACAAAATTTAATATTTTAGATAACAAAGTTTCATCAGTTTTTTCTAACTGCATATCTAATTCATCTAATTCTTCATATGTAACATCTCTTTCATCAACTAATATCCAATCCTCAGGAATATCTTCCCCTATCTCATTCAAGTAATCTTCTAAGTTGAATTGTTTGCTTAGTTGTGTAGGCTCTTCTGATTTTTCACCCTCAAATGGATTTAAAGTTTTAAAGTACAAGTCTAAAGATACACCGTTATATTCTAAAATAGTATCAAACGCATCTAACAACATCTCTTGAAATGGTTTAATTACCATATTATCAAATAAGTTGAAAGAGTTTTGTAATTCATCTGCATTACTTGAAAATCCTGTTGATGTAGCAATACCAAAAATTAAAGGCGAAGTAACCGAATGTGATAGCATAATTTTACGCATACATTCTTCACTTAAATACTGATACTGCTCTGCTGCATCGTTTAATGGTATATCTTCAATAGTTGTAGCAGCTTCTTTATTGTCGTTAAATGAAATTATTATTTTTTGCCCTTTTGAACCTGTTAAAGTCTGTTTAATCTTTGCACTTATAAATTCTTTCTGTTCTTCAGTAGGGGTAGAATTATTGAAATTTATTAGCTTTGTCCCTGAAAAAGACCCTTGAACCTCAGTTATTAAGTAATCTGCAATCTCTTCTTCTAATAATGTATAATCAACACCACCTTGATAATCTACGTGAGCGAAGTATTTCATTCCTGCTGAATAAGGCTGTATATACAACACCTCAACACTTTCATTTGAAGTGCCAAATGCAGGTATTCTTTTAGGCTCGTAATTTCTTACATCGTTCCAATTATCACTAAAGTAATATGCTTCTACATCTCCATCTTCATTACACTTTTCAGGTGCTAATAAATTAACTGGAATATGATAAGCTTTCTTAACTAGCTTTCTATCTTTAGAATAATGTACTTGAATGGCACATTTACCAAATAGCTTTAAATCTAAACATAATTGTTTAACATCCTTTTTACCAAATATAGACATTAAACTAGCGTATTCGTTCGGCTTTCTTTGAGCATCTTTAGCACTCAAACCTTTACCGTACATTAAACGTACAATAGAGTTAATAATACTGTTGTTTGTAGCACTGTTTTTATACCTATCCATTAAGTAACTAAAGTAGCTGTTTTCATCTCCCCACGTTACCCAATCTTTTCTTTTGTCCTCTATTATTTCAGGTCTTTTATGCTCTGCTAGATTGAAAATCTTTAAATTATCCATTATAAGTAAATAAAGTCGTTTGTACTAT